CATTTCTTGCATCCTGTGCTGACAAGAATCTTGTTGCAGCTGTCACAGCGTTCGCTTTTAAACCTGTATAATTGCCAGGGTTGTCGATCGAATCTTGCAGCACCATTTTGGCATTAGCCGTCATCCTGGCAATTTCTGCAGATCTCGCAATGATGCCAGCCGTCTTTTCTAGATACGCGGTTTCATCAATAGCTAAATAATCTCCCAACCCAATTCCCCTCGCAATAGTCTCTGGTAAGGTCGCTGCAAGATTTCGTTTGATATCTTCGACAGATGGAATTAGTCCATAGAGCCATTCAACAAACTCTTTAATGTTTTGTATAAATGTATTCTTTTCACCATCATCCTCGATGCTAAACACTCTTTTAAGTTCATTAATAATAGCATTGATGGGTGAGAATACTATATTGGCAAGTGTACCCAATATAGATTTACCCATATTCAAAGGCGACTGTGACCACCAATCATCCCAAGCCTTTTGAGCTTCAGCCTGACCTTCTTCTGTTGTGCCTGTGGCACCAAACAAGTTTCTAATAAAGTCAAGGGATTTGCCAAGCATATCGAATGGGTATTGAATGATGTCTTTTATTATGGTTGTAAATGAAAAATCTTCAAACCCAGCCATGAAACTTGTAAACGCATTTGTATCATTAAATGTGCCATCAGCGTTTAGCCATGCAGCCGGCACAAATTGTTTAATGATGTATCCAGGAATTGCTTTAATGAAGTCGAGCATTTCACCAAAGAAGGAAGACAAAGCACCACTGAGGAAGCCACCAAGACCGCCGCCAATCCACTTGTCCATTTTACCTTCACGGTCTTCCATCTCAGCCTGAGCTTCGCCCACACCATCAAACACAGATAGAATAACAGCAATAGGTCTCAATACTTTCAAAAAGGTCTTGAGCCATTTGTTATCTTTTAGAGCCTGCATTGCCTTACTGATGAAGCCCTCTTTACCAATACCCTTAGTCAACTCAGCATTTGCTGCAAGGTTTGCCGCGTTGTTAGGCAGTCCATCTTCAACTGCCTTGAGGTTCTTTCCTAGGTCTTCTACGTATTTTGTTACGTTAGCAAAACCAACATACTTCTTGGATATTGCATCCACAAATCTGTTAGACTTTGGATCAAACTTATATTTGTCACCAATTAATTTGTCAATTGCTTTCATGTTTGCTGGGATATTGTCAAACATTCTTAGCGCTTTAGCACCCTTATCAGCCTTAGCCCACGCAGGTAACTTGAACGCTGCCATAGTGTTTTTAAGGAACCCTGTGTAGCCAGTGAACGCTCCTTTTAAGCGCCTTAGGTCTTTCATGTTAGGCCCAAGACCCTCAGTAGCAGCAACAAAGCCTGCCATGGTCGCTGTAATGGTTGCAACCGCACCACCAACCGCTGCTATTAAGCCAGCGCCTGGCAACCCTGCAAGGAACATGCGGCGAGTGGAACTGTCGCTACTGCCACCAGAGGATGAAGAACTCCCTGCGCTGGAACGGGTTGCTGCTCTTCTAGCTTCAATGTCAGCTTCAAGCTGACGCTTTCTATCCAACTCTCCTTGTTCAAGAAAGGCCTTCATAGATTTAGTCAATGAAGCAACAGCCGCAGTAGTATCCTTCTGCGCCTTGACCTGATCTCTGTTAGAGTCTGCCAATGCTTTTGTTACATTGGATAGAGTAGCTTCAGCCATGTTTCATATTCCTTGCTCGAGCAGCTTCGTTTTGTTCTTTGATATGATCTGTCAATAATGTAAGGTACACTTCCCTTTCCCAAGGCATCATATTGCCAATTTCGCTTAGTGAATAGTGATGATGTTGCATCAGTTGGAAGTTAGTATTATAATGGTTCGCTAAGCTATCATGAGAAAGGCATACTAAAAAAAATCAGTCATTCCTTGTAGTGTGCGTGTGTTCACCTCTTCACAGCGTTCACATTCGAAATAAATATCGTGGGTTAATTTGGGCATCTGTTCAACATAAGCACTTAACATCCCAAATTGTGTACTTGTCATAGACTCAATAAAATCAACAATCTCTTTATTAGAGACATCCTTTACAAGTGTGCGTTCTTCATCAGACACAATAGCCTCAATGCACTTACCAATTAGATCAAAGCCAATAGATGTGCTGGACCCCAGCGCTTCAATCTCAATAATCTGCTTGTATGTTGGCCACTTCATTTCAATAGAAATCTCATCAGTTAGTTGAACAACATTATTAATCTCGGGGACATCGACAACAACAGAGCTGACATCTACTGCAACCTCGTTATCATGCTCACATTTAGAACACTTCATACCAAGTTTGGCATTCTCGCCCACAGACTTCGAGCGAATCTGAGTAAACATATACTCGACATCAAAGATTGCGAGAGCAGATGTGTTAATCTCATCTTGCACACAAGCAGCAATTGTATCAACAACTGCACTCAATGTAGCCTTGGAGTCTTGTGTCTCCATTGCCATCATTAAGATTTTTTCTTCTTTTACCAGGTATGGCCTGTAATTTACCTTCTGTTTTGTTGAAGGAATAATCAATTCATACTTTGGAGAGTCATTCAGTTTAGGCAGTGCCATTCATTTCATCCTTAGAATAATTTAGTTAATAATGTACCAATCTGTGACTTTGCAAAGTCAAGACCAGGTGTTGCTTGTTTTGTTTCTGATGTCCATTTGGTATATGACATAGCAACAGTCAATTCCATTAGACCTTCTTGATCGTTAGCTAGCTCTACAGCCATCATAGTTGTTGGGAATGCTTCAAATAGCGTGCAAGTATATACTACTTGGTCGCCCGTGAGAAAATTAAGATCAAACTGCCCTTGAGCAAAGTCAAACGGTCCAATCTTAGGCAATCTGTTTTGGATCTCAGAAGGAAGTTTGGGAATACCCAACGCTGTTGAATATACCGGTAAGCCTACACCCTTACGAAGTTGCTCAACTTGGATTGTAAATGAGTATTCATTCTTATACCCAAGCTCATAGGTGTCAGTATTAACAGCAAGGCTCTGCCATGTTTCAAAATACTTCTTAATGCCATAATCATTTAATAACAGAAATGACATGGTTATATCATCGTGTACAAACCCGTACGCAATCTTCTCACGCTTCATACCGATCTCTCGGTCGTATGTTAGTACTTGCTTACCTGGTAAGTTGACTTTAGTGCACAGCAAGTTGACTTCAGTCGCAGATGCTCCTGGCAATGATGGTAGCTTTACTCTGAATATATTTCCTCGGGCGATCCCGCCTTTGGCAGATATCTGACCTTTTAGTTGATCTACGCCATAGCTCATGAATTCATTTTCCTTCTAGAGTCTGCATAGACTGCCGATTGACTTGCTTTTTGGAAATCAGCAGTAGGAAGGAATGTCGCAATTTCCCATTCGGGAGCTGGGACAAACGCAAACTTACTTCTGACATGTGAAGTTAAGTAGTGTTTAATACAGGGCTTAAAGTACTTGAACTTTGCTGATCTTTGCAACACGTCGTATGTAGCTTCAAATTGTGTGGTATCGTCGTATTTTTTATTATTGGTGACTTCCAATAGCGCGTCTAAGAACTTAGCTCTTAATACTGGTGGTAGGTAATGAAGATTCAATCCTAAGAAACCACCAGTAGCTGGCTTCAGAACAATTACCAAGGGAAAGCTATCGTAAAACGGAAGTGTGGCTTTTCCCTTAGGATCATAAAAGAACATCATCATACTACCAAGAATCTGTCTGCCCTTTAGTTGAATAGGATCTTCTTTCATCAGCGAGCCCCTGCTGACATTTTTGCCCATGGCGGCGGCCTTCTTACGGAACCACTCGCGTGATTGAGCAGAACGCGGAGTGATACCGTTTCTGAATGCTTCGTACTCTAGGTTTTTAAATAATTGACTCATGCCGGTATTTATATCTTTTTCCGTTGCCTTTTTTCATAATCAGGTGTATAATCATATAGCGGGTTATGAGGGGCAGCTAAGAGTTACTTCTTCTTCTTAATTGGTTTTTTAAATGGCTTTAGAGGCTTCAATGGTTTTAAGGCTCTGCTTGACTTGGGAAGTATACCCATCTTCTCCAATGTATGTTCTGTCCATATCTCAAACCCCCAGTTCCTATCTTTTGCATATTCTCTAGCAGCGGTCCACTTGTTTTCATTCTTAATATAAGTCAGGGCTTCATTAAGATATCTTTTAGTTTTATCTGGTCGTTTAGGAGGAGCCGTTTCTTTTGCTGGTTTGATCTCAACAAGAACGGTTCTACCATCCTTATAAGTAATCTTGAGATCCATAAAGTATCTATGGTACTTTTTATCAACATCATAATAATATGGGATAACAACCTCTTCAGATGACCACTCCTTCACTTGTGAGTTTCCCTCACACCAACTGAAGCAATTTTTCTCCCAAAGAGATCTATAGATCACCTTAGTGTGATCGCCTTTATACTTAGATGGGTTTTTGACAATGTACTTACCTGAATAGGCCATTTTTATGTATAAATACCTTTAACAATTCTTAATACTTATTGGAAATATAATGGCCACATATACGTATCCACTAGAACGTCAAGATGACTACAAGGGTAGAATCACATTTCGTCCTATTGTATATAGTCCTCCAGAAGTTAATACTTCAGGGCTTGGCGGTTTCTTCCGGCGTGGATCTGGCGAAGGTTTAGCAAGCAGGTTCACAGAAACTGGTGCATTTGAAGCAATTCAGACGGCAGAGCCCTTCGGTGGGCGTGGTCCAGATATTGATATAGAACCCGTTGGTGACCAGATTATACAAGCAAGTAATGAGTTTACAGATCGAAGTAAAGGTGTGATTCTATACTTGCCCACTGCATTTATTGTTAATGATCAAATGAATTACGAACAACTGAACTTAGGTCCAATTGGTGCCACAGCAGAAGCTGGCATGAAAGCTGGCCAAGGAGCTATGGGCGCACTTGCCCGAGGTGCTGGCCAAGCTGCGAGCAGCATGGTTGGACTTTTGACAGGATCGGTTACTGATCAAAGAGCGGCTCGTTTAGCTGCTGTACGACTAGCGCAGGCCGCACCAATAGGAGAAACTGGAGCTAATGCTGTTGGGTCAGCGTTGGGTGTTGCGGTCAATCCTAACACAAGAGCCTTATTTAGATCTGTGGGTCTCAGAGAGTTTTCTTTTTCATTCCAATTGATTGCTTCTTCGGCTAATGAAGCCGATGAGATTGAACGCATTGTAAAATTCTTTAGAGAAGAAATGTATCCAGACACTATCAATATTCCAGGTGGTTTGAATGTGCCTGTTGGATATGAATTCCCAAATAAATTTGAAATTGTAATTGATTATAATAATACACAGGTCGGTACTAGAATACTTCCTTCATTTTTACGGAGTGCACAGGTTACTTACAATCCCAACAATATGGGATATCACAGAGACGGTAAACCTTCTGAAGTGTCAATGACTCTGTCGTTCGGTGAATCAAAAACATTGACAAAACAAGATATCAGAGATGGATACTAAGAATGTTTTTTAAGAATTATCCTCAGACGCTTTATAAGTTTGGCAATGAAATAAGTCAGACGGCCATTCAAGATCTATCAGCATATGTTGATCTGATCGATCAAGTGAAAGACAATATCAACTTTTACCAAAAGTATACAATACTTGACGGAGACAGACCAGATACACTTTCATTGAAGCTGTATGGGTCTGTAGCATATTACTGGACATTCTTTTTGTTGAACGATTCTATTAGACAACAAGGCTGGCCTTTGACAGCACAAGATATCCGTGTTAAGGCTGCTGTTGATTATCCTAATACAATACTTACAACAAGAGACATGGATGCGGTATTAGCATACTTTCAGGTTGGCAGTACAGTTACTGGCCAATCATCTGCGGCAAGTGGAACTGTACTTAAACGTAACATTGATCTGGGTCAAATATTTGTGTCTGGCGCTGGCGGATTTTTAGCAAGTGAGGTTATATCAGACACTTCAAATCCTGAATTACCTCAGTTTCTTGAAATTGTATCAGCGGCCAAAGAGCACTTGGGAATTCATCATTACACAAATTCTGATGGCTATGCTGACATTGATCCTAGATCAGCACCTGGTGCGACATTAGCAGCTGTTAGCTATCTTGATAGGTATGTGTCGTCAAATGACACTCTAAAAGAAATAAAAGTAATAAAACCATCAGCTATAGGTGAGATCTTCTCAGCTTATCAAGAAGCGCTGAGAACAGTCTAATGGCCAACATTGCAAAGAAAGTTGCAGAGTCTCCCTTTGATTATGTTTTAGAAAAAGCAGTAATTGAGTCTGACTCATTTCCCGAAGGTCGTTTTATTGATATAAAAAATGTTATAACTGACATTGAAATATTTGAACATCTTGATAAACCGTACCTTACAGGAGCTGTAGCATTTGTAGATGACGCGGATATCTACAACCTCGCTGACTTTGGCGGTGCTGAAAAAATTACTCTACGATTTAAATTGCCTGGACCTTCTTCTTATCCAAGTGAAAAAGTATTTAGAGTGGAAAAGGTTCTAAAAAACATAAAGACAAATGATAGTACAGGTGTTGTTGTTCTTCATTTAATTGAAGAGCACGCTTTTGTATCTAGTCTAATTAATGTTAACAAAGCATATACTGGTAAACCCTCAGAGATTATTCAGAACATTATAAAGGATAATCTAGGCCTTGAATTTTCTGGACCAATTGTACCAGACGATCAACCAAATATGAGAGTAATTGTTCCAAATCTAACTGCGCTTGCGGCCGCATTGTGGGTTAGGAATAGAACAACATCTAAAGAGGGACTACCTTACTATCTATTTTCAACTTTAGCAAATTCTAAGATGCATTTAGTCGATCTGGCTGAGATGTTAAATTCATCTGTTGATCCTACTCCGTATTGGTATTCTCAACTATATGCAGCTAATAGTGTTGATAGGTCTGTTGCGGATCAATCATATATAATTCAGAATTACTTTTCGAGAAACACAGATGAGATTCTTCCTTTAATTAGAAAAGGTCTTGTCGGAGCTAATCATATATTCTATGACAGTATGACAGGATCACCTCACAAACTCAAGTTTAATGTCAACAAAACTTTTGACGAATTAAAAAGTAGTAGTATAGTCCAATCAAACCAAAATAAAATGAGCTATAAACCCGAGTATAAGTACAACGATACTGCATTTCACGATATGGTATCACATCAAAAAACACACATTACAACTACCAATACATATGCTGATGCGGCTAACTATACTGAGTCTAATAATCTTGGATCCCATAAACAGAAGATTATATCTGAAGCGCTAAGAGACTTTATTGTTAAAGATAGTATAGATGTTGTATTGCCAGGAAGAAACTTTCTTCAAGGCAATTACAGTAACACAATTGGTAACCAACTTAGATTAAGATTTTTGAATAATGCCCCAGATGCATCTCAGAAAGACATTGATAATAAGAAGTCTGGTGATTATCTTATATATGCTTGTAAGCATACCTTTAGGAAAGAAAGATATGATGTAATGGTTAGTGGTGTTAAGCTGGCCAACCTCCAAGATGGAAGAAATTAAATGAAGGGTTTTTATGGAGATACAAGTAGATTTTTCCTGGGTATTGTTGTAAACAATGATGACTCTGAATTAAATCTAGGACGAGTGCAAATTAGAATATTTGGTGTCCACGATAACTGGGAAGACATTCCTGATTGGTCTCTTCCATGGGCTCAGATAGTTTTGCCTACCACAGAAGGTGGTATTAATGGTCTTGGGGCCAATCCAATGATTGAAACTGGGAGTCAAGTTTTTGGTTTCTTTTTAGACGGTAGAGACTCTCAACTACCCCTGGTACTCGGAACAATTCCAAAAATTATGACCCCCACAGCTTTTCAAGAAAGTAGTTTTACCAATTGCTCAGCTGCGCTACCACCAACAACAACTCGATCCACTCAAACTGGTGAATCAATTAAAGCCACCCCACAAACAAGTCTTGTTGGGTCAACTAATGCAGAGAAAGCATTTAACTTTATGGTTATGAATGGCTTTAATGCAAATCAAGCTGCTGCAATGGTAGGAAACTTTGCTGCCAAAAGCGGCATGGAATTGACAACAGGTTCTTATGGAATTGTTAGTTGGAGCGGGGACAGAGAAAAGGCTCTTACTGAGTATGCAACGGCTATCAATCAACCCATCACCTTGCTAGAAACTCAACTAGGTTTTGTAATGCAAGAGCTGAAAGGTTATTTTGCTCCAGCAGCGGCGAAGATCAGATCATCTAATGATATTGAGACAGCAACCTTACGTGCAAAACTTCATTATTTTGAAGACAAAAGTATAAACGATCCTAGAACTGACCCAATTATTCTGATTGCACGAGATGTGTATGAGAGGTTTGCATAATGATTACTAAAAAAACATTGAACAATTCTTTATCTTCTTTAAAGAACAGAATCAACTTTGACACAATTGCTAATGCTGCAACAACTGCTATTGCGGAATTGCAATCGACATTTACAACCACTCTAGGTTCAAGTGTTGGTAGTGAAGTCGGTGGGTTTCAATCCCTCACTCAAGAAATAGATGGTGCTGTGAATAGCAATGAAGTTGTGGGTGGCGGGGTAAGTTTAATTACAAAAAACCCATCGGGAGTCAATCTTGTCGAAGAGATATCTAGCTCTGTTATTGCAGAGCTGACAGCAATTGCTGGATTGGATGTTGTGAGTGGGATCAACAAGACCATTGTATCTGCGTCTACACCCGAAGCGATTGGCGCAACTGTAAGTGCGGTGGCCAACAAAGATATTGATGATGTCCTGCCAGCTATTATAGCAGTCTCTCCAAGCAGATTGCAGTCATCGGCTGGATCAGCGGTAGTAAAAGAACTTAAAGGTGGAGGTATTGGCAATTCGTTTGTATCCACGTCTAACATAAGTTTGGCGGCTGTAAAACGCTATCTTGATAAAGGAATGAACCAACCTGTTAAAGACTTAATTGAAGAAGTAGACCAAACAGTCAAATCGGTAATTATAAATCTGACTCAATCGACAGGTAAGCTAATTCCTGTAAAAGTAATACAACAAGCAACTGGTCTCATAGATAACAAGCGATATAAAACTGCGGCAGAATTAATTGCGGGTTATTCTAGCCTGTCTGTAATTGATATAGAAACAGAACTTGCAAAAATTAGCACTAGTGTAAAAGACTCAGTGCAGCCAACAAATACCGCTTTTAACAAGTTGGGAACATCTACTGCACCTACTTGTGTTATTTCTCAATACGATTCGTACTGGAATGGTGCTGATACAAGTATAAAGAATCCTGGAGGGTCTACTGGTCAATCATATGCATTTTCATATGTTTCTTCTCTTGAAGAACTGGAAGCGGAGCTAAGATCTGCGACGAGAGAAATTACAGAAACCGTTATTCATTGGACTGCCCATTATACAAACCAAGCCTCTGTAGGGGCTGAAGAAGTTCACAAGATGCATAAACAACGAGGGTTTAGTGGGATTGGATATCATTACATTATCAGGCGCGATGGTAGAATCCAAAGAGGGCGACCCATTAATCAACAAGGTGCTCATGCAAGAGACTTTGGTCATAATAGAAAAAGTATTGGGATCTCTCACGTAGCTGGATATAATTGTGTTTCTGGGACGCCAAATCCTGATCAATATATATCAGCCGCTTCTATTAATACTGCTCAATGGAAAGCTCAGAAAGATTTCCTTACTGCATTCTATAGAGTGTTTCCTGGCGGACAAGTGATAGGTCACTATCAATGCACAACAACTGGTAAAGCCGACCCTGGATTTGATGTAGACGCTTATATAAAGAATACATTTAATAAAACAAATGCGATAGCATATGCTAATAGCCAAGGTCCTTTAACTAGACAACAATTGATTACGCAAAGAGGCACTAACCAAGCTCCTTTAACTAGCCTTCGCCCCATAACTAGACCGTAAGAGGTACAGCATGACAACCGAAAACGACGATCTTCAAGATCGCATTGCGCTATTAGGCCCAGGTCAAGAAACCGAGGGCATGTTGAATGTTAATCAAGCAGATGTGACAGGTCAATTCCCAACTCTTCAATATTGGTACAGTTCTTCTGTTAACCAAGCAGCGTACGGAACTCAGGCCAATAACCTAACCCTTGGTGGTGGTTTCAGCAATATTAATTTTTCTCTGCCCGAATCTATACCATCTAATAACACAAAGAACAGAATAATCCAAACAGGCACAGGCCATTCATTTGAAATGGACGATACTGCAGGCAACGAACGTATCCTTATTAGACACAATAGTGGTAATGGAATTGAGCTGAGACCAGACGGAAGTATTGTCATCGCAGCGGCCGATCAAACTGTTTCTGTGACTGGAGATCAAAGAATAGTAATTGAAGGTAATGCTACTGTCATCTATAATGGCAATGTTGATATGGAAGTTGCCGGCGATTATAATCTAAATGTCAAAGGCGACTATAACGTAAATGTTGGTGAGAACAAAGCAGAGAACGTAGAAGGGTCGAGTAGAACGACGATAGAAGGTAATGCCGGGCAGACAGTCAAGGGTAGTAAATCAACCACGGTACTGGGGACAGCTACAGCTACAATCCTTGGTGATAATAATAATATCACTAAAGGCATAGCAAGGCAAACAGCTGAAGGCAACATGCAAATATCGTCTGGTGACATTATGCATATTAGTGGTAAGAATAAGTTGTACCAAAGTTCTGACAATATGAACATTGCTGCAACCGATATGTCGATCTTCTCATCTACTGGTGTGATTGGTGGACCTGATGTAATCACCCATGTTAAAAATATCTATGCTACATCTGCTACATTTACCGCTGGCGTAACAGCGCCTACATTTACAGGCGACTTGACTGGTAGGGCTGATACTGCAATTGCATCTGATACTGCAAATGTGGGTCCGTCAAACGGCACTGCGGCTGGATTTACAAATGTTAATACGGCCACAGATACAACCACAAGAACTGCTCCTTCAGCCGCCAATGTATCAGATTATCTTACCAAGACAACAGTTGGTGCGGTAGATGTAAAGGTTGATATTGATAATCATTTCTTGAAACTAATTAATAAGTCTGATGCTACAGGGGGACTATCTACAAAAGATCTTTCGGTAGCAGAGGTCAGATCCAAGACAAGAGACGATGCAAACCTCAGCAACAACACGTTTGTGGGGAATGCTGTTGCTAAGGGTGTTCTCAATCCATCATATACCAACACAACACCCAACGAGGTTGGCCGAATATCTGGTAAAGGTACCAACCCCGTTAGAGGATCGACGCCGATATCCAATGGAGGTTTTGGTGCTGGTCTCAATAAGTTCCAAGCACCTCAAGATAACACATCTACTGTGTTCACTCCTGAATTAATAGTAAGTGGATCTGTTACTGCGAAGACTCTTTTAGCAAGAAGTGTTCCGTTGGCTACATTTACTACCGGTAAGCTCGTCGAGGTTCTAGAGGCTGACAGACTGCAAATTGCTAGGAACCTTCAACCACAAGCGGAACTTCTAAGACGCTTGAGGAATAGAAGCGATGTTGAATTTGCTAATCATCGGTTGGTGGTAGTGGAAGGTTTGTACACCAAAGGACCAGATGAGACCATTACGCCTAACAGTATTAACTGGTACAAATCAAAAGGTCGGGCGGTTGTATACGAACTTCACAACGAATTGGGCGCATTAGATATTGAAAAGACGTTTGACCTTGCTGTGATGTTAAAAAACATCTCGTCTTTTGAAAAAATGATCTTAGACTTTGACACATTTGATCCTGCTGGAGGTATCAATGCTCAACTAGTTATTATCATGCCAAATCTAAATAATCAGTATACTGTCGACGAAGGTTCATTCTTTAGGAATGTTGAGACAAGATTTAATGGTAAAGCTATATCTAACTCTGATCTCATAGAAGTATTGAGTTAAAACCATTATAAATAATGGAAACAAGGTAGAAAAGAATTATGGTCACTAGAGCTTTTTCAACAGAAGATGGAAATCTAAACGCGCGTAGTATTATTACAACGCGCAATAAGCTGTTTAGTGATATTGATCTGACATTTGCAAAACGACCTAGTGGTGATGTTTATAAGAAGACGGATGCGGCTGCTGTAAAACAAGCTGTTAAAAATCTGTTGCTTACAAACCTAAATGAAAAGCCATTCCAACCATCTTTTGGAGGCAACCTTGGTGGATTGTTATTTGAGCTGGTCGATACAAACTCACAATACGAAATAGAAAATGTTATAAAGGATGCAATTAAGAGATATGAGCCCAGAGCGCTCGTCATATCAGTAGTTGCAAATGTTCAACCCGATGCTAATGACATAAGCGTTACGGTAGAATTCCAAGTTGTTAATACACAAGAAGTTGTTATATTCCAAACAACTCTAACGAGGTTACGTTAATATGGCTACAAATATTCAATCAACACAACTTGACTTTGATACCATTAAAACAAAGTTAAAGACGTACCTAGCCCAGCAAACTGAATTTGCTGACTATAACTTTGAAGCCTCGGGTTTGTCAAATATTCTAGATGTGCTTGCATATAATACACATTTCAACGGTCTGACTGCTAACTTTGCTTTGAATGAAGCCTTTCTTAATACAGCTCAGCTAAGATCGTCAGTCGTGTCTCATGCAGAGGCTTTGGGATACAATCCACGATCAATTACATCCGCTATCGCATATGTTAATATATCAATTGTAGTATCAGACTCAGGCCGCCCTGCAACTATTACTCTTCCAAAGTATTCAACATTTAATACATCGGTGGATGATATAAATTATACATTCTATACAACGGAAAGTGTAACAGCAACAGATGATGGAACAGGAAACTACTCGTTCTTGAATGCTTTGGGCACAGCTGCCATTGCTATCCAAGAAGGTGTCATTAAAACAAAAACATTTAATGTGGGTTCTACTACTGATAGACAGATCTTTGTTATCCCTGACCTAACTGTTGACACAACTACAGCAACAGTTAATGTTTTTACGTCTTCGTCCTCATCCGATTTTTTATCTTATTCAAAATTGTATGATGCAGTAGCGGTTGATGCAACATCTACTCTTTATCAACTAAGAGAATCACCAAATGGTTTTTACGAGTTGGCGTTCAGTGATGGTACTACCACAGGTGTAAAACCTACAGCAGGCAACAAAATTGTTATGACTTATTTGTCATCAAAGGGTGCCACTGCTAATGGTGGAAGTGGGTTTACTCCAACAAGTACAATCACGGTAAATGCAAGCAGCTATAATCTTAATGTTGTGACATCTTCTGCAGCTGCTGGTGGTAAGGATAAGGAAGGCATCGAATCAATTAGGTTCAATGCACCCATTACTTTTGCTGCTCAACAAAGACTCGTTACAGCTGGTGATTATAAAGCATTGATTCTTTCAAAATACTCTACAGTTGAAGATTGTGTTGCTTGGGGCGGTGAAGATAATATTCCTGCAACATATGGCAAGGTTTTTATTAGTTTAAAGTTTCCATCTACAGTTTCTGAAGCTGGAAAGACAGTTATAAAAGACAACATTCAAACAAATCTTATTAGGCCATTATCTGTCATGTCTATAGACTCCACCTTTGTTGATCCAGAGACAACATTTATTGAGTGCAGCACATTCTTTACATTCAATCCAAATAAGACCGGTAGTACAGTTAAAGCAACAGAAACTTCTGTTCAAAACGCCGTTAATAATTACTTTAAATTAAATCTTCAAGGTTTTAGTAAGTCATTTAGAAGGTCAAATATACTATCGGATATCGATGAATTGAGTGAAGCTATTCTTAACTCGAGAATGAATATTAAACTTCAGCAAAGGTTTACTCCAACTCTGGGAACGTCAGCGTCATATACTCTTAACTTCCCCGTAGCTCTTGCAGTTCCTGATGATGTAAATCATGTTGTGACATCAAACACATTTAATATTAGTGGTTTAGTTTGTGTTATTCGTAACCAATTGAAAACAAATATACTGCAGGTCGTTGATGCGGATAGCAACATTGTTGTTGATAATGTAGGCAACTATACTGCTACGACCGGTGAAGTTAAGATAATAGGCTTTAGTCCTAGCACCATCGCCGGTGGTCAAACTACAATTAACATCAGCGTGACCCCAGCCTCTCAAAGTACTATACGCCCACTTCGCAATTACATATTAGAAATTGAAACAAGCAAGTCGTTCTCATCTGGAACGGTCGACTACGACATAACACAAGTTGCTCTATAATGGCTACCCAAACACTTTTAGACTTTGACCGCAGGGATAGAAATTTTGCTGAAAGTAAAGTGCAGGATTTGTTGCCTGAATACTTTACCAGCGATTATCCTAATCTAGTAAAGTTTTTAGAATATTACTATGAGTTCCAAGACCAAGATAAAAGTCATGGGTTTGACGATAAGCTCCACAACCTTTATAATATTAGAGATTTGGCATCCGCTGATTTAGAATTAGTAGATCAGATTTTTAAGGAAATAGGCCAAGGGCAAATCAAGGCTTCGTATTTTACGAATCCTAGATATGTAGCGGGGCTATTTGCTAACTACTATAGAATTAAAGGATCGCTTTACTCAGCTGAAGGTTTTTTCAGATCATTCTTTCAAGAACAACCTCAGGTTCTATATCCAAAGAATGATATGTTTATTGTAGGCCAATCTAAGATTGGTCCAGAATCATTGAAGTTTATTCAAAATGACGGCATCTATCAAGTACTCTCAGTCTTTATCAGATCTTCTATACCTATCTCTGAGTGGAGAACTTTATATAAAGCATTTGTCCATCCAGCAGGTTTCCACCTAGCTGGAGAAGTTATTATTGAGGCTCTTGGTAATTTAAATTTACTTAATATGCCTCTGGCTATTCCAGATAGTGATGCAGGTGTATTTGGGCTTGATGGTTTTGCAGCATTTAGTAATATCTTAGGGTTTGGGTCCATCACAGCTATCTACCCAGATGGTGGTGATAGTGATGCATTGCCAGAGCGTCTCAGCTTAATTGATCGTATTCAAGATTATTCCACGGTCACAGTTGAACAGCTTAATGCAATGTATAATGACATTGAAGATGTAAGTGACGCAAACTCACCAAGATTCGATGAAGACAGTACTGCTTCAATCAAATCTATTAAGTTCTCTAATGCGTTGGAAACAATGGATCAGGAAATGGTTGATGGGTACGGTGGCTCTCGCTTTATGGTTGACAGCTCTGCATAATTAAACATCGGAACTGAATTATGAGACAAATAAAACATATAAATACTTTTAATTAAACGACATACCGTTAGGGAAAATTGAGATGGCAAGGCAAAATATAGCAACAGGTAGTGCCGCTAATGATGGTACTGGCGATACGCTACGTAGCGCTGGTGGAAAAATTAACGACAACTTTGTAGAACTTTATTTAAAACTTGGTGGGGACAGTGATGCTCTTTCCGACCAACTCAGCATGACTGTAGGATCACTCGTTTTTGAAGGTTCGGCTGCTGATGCTCATGAGACATTTCTTCAAGTAGTAAACCCCACAGCAGACAGAATAGTATATGTTCCCAATGCCGGTGGAACCCTAATCCTCGATTCAGACACACAGACGATGACTAACAAGACTTTGACATCTCCTGTACTTACAACTCCACAAATTAACGACACATCCTCAAATCATCAGTATGTTGTTGCTGTAAGTGAGCTGGCTGCTGATCGTACTATTACTCTCCCATTGCTAACAGCTGGGGACACATTTCTGTTTGCTACTCATGCTGCAACACTAGAAAACAAAACATTAACAAGTCCTGTTGTCAATACCCCAAAGATTGGTACATCTATTAATGATACTAACGGAGCTGAGTTACTAAAACTAACAGCAGCATCTAGTGCAGTAAACGAATATACTCTTGCAAATGCGGCAAGCGGCAATAAACCAACCCTGTCTGCAACTGGCGGCGATACTAACATTACAACTAAGTTATCTGCAAAAGGCTCTGGATCGGTAGAAGTTACTAAGGGCGCTGTTACTGCTACAACAAGAACTGCCAATGGAGCAGCGACTCCCAATACGGGATATATAATATGTAACAAGGGCTCTGCCTTGGCAGTATCCCTTGCAAATGGTACTGTTGTTGGAGAAACAAAACTATTTACAAATAAAGGTGCCGGGACGGCTACGATCACACCAGCAAACTTAGCTGGTGGAACAACCGTCACAATTCAGACACACGAAGCAGCGCACTTGATTTGGGACGGTACTAACTGGTTCCTTATTGCTTCATTTAACGGTGCATTGGCATAATAGGATAATAATATGGCTGGTATTTTAACTGATACACTAAAAAGATTACTGCTCGATAAACTTGTTGCGGATGTTCAAGACGCCGCACAGTACTACTATATTGGGATCGGTAACTCTATTGATTGGGACAGCTCTGATACGGCTCCTACACCTCTCAACTCTCAGAGAGAGGATCGCAATCTTCGACTACAGCTTCAGTCTATCAAGTCGGGTGAGGACGTATCGTTTGTTATCCCCAGAAACAACTGGACTGCTGGTGCAATTTATGGCGGGTTTGATGACAATTCTGTAAGCCATCCCACAACACCATACTTTGTTATTACTGATGACAACGCAGTGTATATGTGTATCAAGCAAGGTAGAGATGCCAATGGCGCAGCTGTTGCATCCACTGTTAAGCCCAGTGGAGCTTCTGTTAAATCATTCTTGGTAGCGGATGGATATATTTGGAAGTTCCTCTATACACTAACAGCGGGCGATGCTAATAAGTTCCTATCTGCCAACTTCATCCCTGTCAAACTTATTGCCTCTACAGACAGTGCATCACCAGCTGCTGATGTTGAGCAAAAGGGTGTTCAGGACGCGGCCGTATCTGGCCAAATTGGCTCTATTCAAATTATTAGCGGTGGTACGGGATATGCATCAGCCCCGACTGTAACAGTTAGTGGTGATGGTGACAGTTGTACTGCAACGGCTATTATTAGCGGCGGCGCAGTAGTAGATATTAAACTTGATTCAGATGGCACTGGTGATGTTAAGCACGGTTCTGGATATACAAAAGCTACAATAGTATTCAATAGTGGCGCTGCAACAGCTAGAGTTTCGTTATCACCTAAAAACGGATTTGGGTCTGATCCGAGGCAAGACGTTCGTGCAAAAGCAGTGATGTTCAACACCAAGCCCAATGGTATAGAGACAGGGAAGTTCATTGTAGGTAACGATTTCAGACAGATTGCTTTGATCAAGAATCCTTTGATTCCTTCGACCGATTCTGACTTCACTCAATCAGCTGGATTTGGTTTATCAGCACTAAAACTTTCAGCAGTGTCGACAGCGTATTCTGCAGACAAGACAATCCTCGGTGGGTCTTCTGGCGCCAAAGCATATGTCGATACATATGCATCCAACACAATATATTATCACCAAACAGAAACAACAGGTTTTACATCATTTACAGCGGGCGAAGCACTAACAGAGACTGACGGCTCAGGTAGTGGTACATTGGATAGTGCTTCAACATGGCTCACAGGCGATATAGATATTGTTGGATCAGGCGACATTCTTTACGTAGAGAACAGAGCTGCTATTTTACGATCAGCTGACCAAACCGAAGATATAAAAATCGTCATCCAATTATAAGGTATTGAAGACAAATGGTTACCAATATAACAAGCACCACATTTAGTCAGTCATACAATGACGATTTTGCTGATAGCGACAACTATCACAGAATATTGTTTAACGATGGTAAAGCTCTACAAGCAAGAGAATTAACTCAACTTCAAACTATTATTCAGAAAGAAGCTGAGCAACATGCTAGGTTTATGTTTAAAGAAGGCGCCCCGATCCACTCTGGCGGCGCTTCTGTAAACAACCGTTATGAGTATGCAAAACTAAACACCACCACATACTCACTGCCAGCTACATCTTCTACATTAATCGGTGAAACATTTTCAGGATTAACTTCAACAGTTAAAGTTCGTATTGTGGAAATTAGTCCAGCCGTTGGGTCAGATCCAGCCACTATTCATATCGAATATGTCAACAACAACTCAGTTACTGGAACTACAAGTCCAGTTAGATTGACGGCGGGCGAAGTTCTTAACGGTGATGTTAGTGGGACAAACCTACAAGTACAAACAACCAACACGACTGCTAACCCAGCTGTAGGTAGAGGTACTCAGCTGACTACCCTACAAAGCACATTCTTTGTCTCTGGGCACTTTGTATTCTCACCTAAGCAATCCATTATTATATCAAAGTATTCTGATGTCCCCGATGCGACTATTGGTTTCACTGTAACAGAAAGCATTGTAACTGCCGGTGACGATAGTGCTTTGTATGATAACAGCGGGGCTACTCCAAACCTTACAGCCCCAGGTGCTGATCGTTATAGGATTACACTCAGTCTTACAAATAAAACATCCGTTGCTGCTGGCACAACATTCATCCCTTCATACACCATTACAAATGGTCTGATGGCCCAACAAAAAGCTGCAGGTGATGAAAGTCTAAACATCCTTGGCGACATAATAGCTAAACGGACATTTGAAGAGTCTGGTAGCTATACTGTAAGACCTTTTATTGTTAAGACAAAAGACAATGACTCAGATGCAACTAGACTTGATATTACAATTGGTAGTGGCACTGCATATGTAAACGGTCATAGATATGAATCGTTATCTCCATCGAAGATTATTATTACCAAGCCTAGAACAACAGAAACTATTAATAACGATGTTGTAGCGGCTGAATACGGCAACTATGTTCTTGCTCAGACAATCTTGGGTCTTCCTAATGTCACAACGCTTGCTGCAGTCAATCTAAGATCAGCAGCCACACATGGTGGTTCTACAATTGGTACTGCTAGAGTAAGATCAGTCGAAAATGTTGGCGCAGGTTCAAACGGTGTTGTTCAATATCGCTTGTACCTTTTTGATGTTGTTATGTCAGGAGCTAATAACTTTAGCGCTGTAAGAAGTGTTGGGACAAGCACAGTTAATTATGCTGACCTTCTTCTTGTAAACAGTGTTGCTGTGCTACACGATACAGCCAACAATAACCTATTCTTTCCTTTACCAAAAGAAAGACCACAATCACTGACAGACATTTCGTTACAAGTACAGAGACTGTTTACTGGCACAACAAGTGGTTCAGCCACAATGCAGTTCACATTGTCCGCAACTGGCGAGACCTTTGCTAACAGTAATGATTGGTTAATTTCGACAGACAGCTCTGGTGTACACGATACCATTGCAATAACAGCTGGCGGGAATGGCACAGCTGCTGTAACTCTTGGTACTCTTGCTAAAAGCTCTGCTGTCACAATGGTGGGGTATGTCAATAAAGGTTCCGCAACAGTTAAGACTAAAACACTGACTAACGCTACTGCTACTTTGACTCCTGAATCTGACGACAGTGTTGAGCTTGCTAAAGCGGACATCTATAGAATCAATGCTGTAAAAGACGCAGTTGTTGGCGGTAATGATATCACACGTTATTACATTCTTGATAATGGCCAACGAGATAACTTCTACGCAGAAGGTAAATTGCTACTGCGTTCTGGATTCAGCGCTCCAGCTGGTAATGTATATGTAGACTATGACTTTTTTGTTCATGGTGCATCTGGCGACTTCTTTGCTGCCAACTCTTACACTGGCCAAGTTGAATATGAAGACATTCCTTCACATAGACAGAAGAATGGTCAAACCATTCAATTGAGAGATCATCTTGACTTTAGATCAAGAAAGGCAAATACTGTCAACGACTTTACAAGTACTGGAGCAATCCGAGTAGAGCTTCCGGCCAACACTGACTTGGTTACATCTGATATAAGTTATTATAAAGGACAGGCGTTTAGAATTGTACTCAGAGATGATGGTGTGTTTGAAGCTGTAGCAAATACGCCAGCGGTGTATCCGCAATTTCCAAGAGACATTCCAATACATTCTATGGAACTTTATCGTCTAACAGCAAATCCATACACACTGTCAGAGTCTGATGTTGCGTTGACATATGTCGACAACAGACGCTATACTATGAGAGACATTGCTGATCTTGACACACGCGTTTCTAAAATTGAAGAAATAACAACATTAAACATGCTTGAGTTAGAAACAAGTGTGTTGGAAGTATTAGACTCTGCTGGTAATAATCGTCTTAAAGTAGGTCTAAGCGCAGACAATTTCACAAGTCACTTCCAAAGCGCTACAGAAAGCATAGAGTACAAGGCTTCGACTGATGTATTTGCTAGAGAGCTGAGAACACCATTTGTATCTAGATCATCAGAGCTAGTTTATGACAGTGACAACTCTGATCTGGTATCATTAATTGGCGATACAGTGTATCCATTATACACTGAAGAAGTTTACATTGACAATAGCCAAGCAAATGAAACTGAATCAGTAAACGCTTTTAACTTGGGTGTAACTGTTGGCTCAATCAAACTATCGCCTTCTTCAGACACTTGGTTTGACACTGCAAGAGCGCCAGATAGGATTATTGATGGTGGTTTCCTACTTGATACTTCTAATGCTTCTATGTGGAACGATTGGGGATTCAACTGGTCTGGTATTACTGAGAGTTCGCTAAAAGATAACTACTCAGCTACTCAGACTAAAAAGGCTGGTAGAACAACTACAACTGTTACTAATAAAATCAGTACCGAGGAAATGGTTGCCACCTCAATGGGCGATAGTATTCTTTACGAAACATCTATCCAGTATATGAGAAACAGGTTTATCTTCTTCAAGGCTCAAGGACTCAGACCTAATACAAGATACTTCCCATTCTTTAATGGGATTGATGTTTCTAGTTGGGTCAATGCTGGTTCTGGTAAGTTTGAATACTTTTCAACATTGGGCACCGCATCCGACTTCCTTGATCCCGGCCAGAAATATAAAAACAATACAGGGTTTCCGTCAGCGCTTGGTGGAGCAACAGCTTCTATTGTTAGTGACACAGAAGGCGTGGTCGAAGGTATATTCTTTGTACCAAACAGAGATGACATTAAGTTCTTGACTGGTGACAGACTATTCCAGCTTATAGATATTAGCACAACTAAGCTAGCAGACGCTACTTCATATGCATCAACAATGTTTACTTCTGCTGGTACACTGCAACATTATCAAGAAGCTATTAAACATACTCGTAAGTATGTTGTCCAAGGAACTGTTTCAGCCTATACTGAACCTGCACCACAACCAAACGTAAGCTCACCATCTAATAATGATAAAGACCAGTCGTGGACAGTAGGCGGTAACGCACACGAGCCGTTTGGATCAGCATTGAACCCCGATGTACCAAGTAATCCTAATAGACCAAGGCCAAAAGTGTATAAAACTACCAATACTTATCGTCCCAACACTGGCATGCATGCCACCGGTGGCGGTGTCCGATGATCGGCGGTGGGTTTTAATGATAAATTTTAGAGAGAATAACAAATGTCAATAAATCAAAATGTGATTAGTTTAAATCCTATTGCTCAAACTTTTGTTGTTAACAGTGCTTCCGGCGCTTACCTCACAAAGGTCGGACTGTACTTTTCGAGTAAAGCACCATCTGGTGATCTTCCTGTACAAATTCATATTCGTCCAGCGTTTGATGGCGCACCAGACTCAACAAAAATTATTGAGAACTCTATTGTTTATAAGGGATCAAGTTCAATCACAACTTCGGCCGCTGCGACTGTCGAAACAACTTTTTCATTTGATGAGCCTGTATTTGTCGAGGGTGGAAAACAGTATGCTATTATAATTACTTCGAATGCCATTGCTAATGGGTATAAAGTGTGGACATCTAGGCTGGGTGAATTTGAATTGGGAAGCACTACAAAAAGAATCCAAACTGATCCTTATTCCGGAGTATTTTTTAAGTCATCAAACGGTTCGCACTTTGAAGCTGATCACACAAAAGACTTAACATTTAAAATTTACAGAGCAAAATTTAATAATGTGTTTGGAAATGTGCGATTAAACGCTGCACCTCCTGCACCCAAGCTATTGCCATCAGACCCTTTGCTATTTGCTGCTGGCGATGCAACCGTTACCGTATCTCACAGCAACCACGGTTTCCAAGTAAATGATACTGTAACAGTATCTTCTGATTCATCAGGCATTAGTCTTACAACAGTTGTCAATGGTGTTCTTGGGGCAAGTATATTGGGCGCTAGAACTGTCACGCACATTGATGCAACCGGATATCGATTCGAGATGGATAGTGCTGCTGACTCGGCAGTGTTTGGTGGCGGTGGTGGTATCTTGGCTACCGAGCAATACATCATGGATGCATTCAAACCCAACATTGAAGTAATGGTGCCCCCCACAACCAATGTTCAATATTCAGCAACTCTAACTAGCTCAAAATCGTATGCTGGGGGAGAGACTGCTTATGGTACAATTGAAGACGAATTGATATCCAATAAAGAAAACAACTTCATGATTAACCCACAAGTCATTGCGTCTGCTGTTAGGGACGCAGCGTTGAGCAGAGCATCCACATTCTTTACCGTGGAAACAACATCATATGACGACTTTGTTGCGCCAACAGTAGACTTGCAACGTGCTTCTATTATTAGTATTCATAACATTATTGATAACCAAGACTCAGCAGCCACATCTGGATTTAACGTCCCGCTATCATGGGTAGATGAAACTACATCTAACTTTGGGTCAGCCATTGCCAAACATGTTACCAACCCCATCACACTTGCTGAGCCAGCTACAGGCATTAAAATCCTTGTCGATGCAAACAGACCAAACGCTGCTGGGTTCAGCATGTATTTTAGAACACTTCCTACTGGTGCAGATACACCAATTGAAGATGTTGCATGGGTAAAGGCTTCAAACATTGAACCATCATCGAACTATAATAACACTCCTTCAGATAACAATCCAAGCATCTTTAGAGAATACCGATATACGGTTGGCGGCGACTTTATTGGAGCATTGACACCATTCAGTGTATATCAAGCAAAGATTGTTATGCTCTCGACATCTTCGACTGATGTACCTAGGTTTAAATCATTGAGAACAATTGCACTGGGAACATAATGGATTTAATTAAAGTTGAAGGACACCCAAATCTTGCGAGGGATGTAAAATCGGGCGCAATAATTAATATAAATACAACTGAAGCTGGAAGGATCAAAGAGATGAGATTCCAACAGCGGGCGTTAAAGAAAACGCAAGAACAAGAGATTAACCAGCTTAAAAGTGATGTATCTGATATCAAGATGATGTTGAGCAAAATAGTAGAGAAGTTATAGATGTCACTAATCAATGTAGACCTCTCCGATACCATTGCTAGTTGGAGAAGCAAAACAAACCAACTAGGTAGCAATCTAGGCGATTTAGCCCTGTTGACAACATCTGTCGATTCTGATATAGTGGGAGCAATTAATAGTCTGAAAGCCGCAGACAGCGCTTCTATTACAGCCCTAGATAGTGATATAGGTACGTTAGCTTCGTTGACTACAACGGACAAATCAGATATAGTATCAGCAGTCAATGAGCTCGATAGAAGATCAATAGATGTTTTCAACGCCGCTGGCGTTTTGCTAAATTCGTAAGATAGGATAGATTAGATATGGTCGCTACTTTAAAACTTAATGCTACCGATGCTGGTGATGTCAAAGAAATGACCACCACAGAAGAGCAGTATCTTGCTTATCAGGCTGGACTTCAACTAGCTGCTATGAATGCAAATGGTGTAGGTGCGCTAGACGCTGCTACGGGCGGCACGACAGTGGGTACTTATTCTAACACTTTCTACAACCAAGCGATTGGTACACACCCTGGTTCGGGTTTGTCTATAGGAACAACAAACACTTCTCTATATCAAAACACTGGTGCAACCGCTGACTATACTGACGGTAACTTCCATCGTCCCATCAAGCAGTATAGCAACGTAAATTTTAAAGAATTAACTGATGCTGAAATGAATGAAGTTGTTGATAGACTTTCAACATATTTGTATACCAATGACTATCCTGGATCATACTATCTCGCATCTAGTGCGCCTTCTTCTGCCTATGACACTCACTTATCTAATGTATTTGTGGATACGCAGGCCTCTAACGGTAGCACAATCAACTATAGCATATATCAACGCCAGTCAATTACTGCTCCAACAGCTGTTCTTCCTATCAAGCTAGAGGGTACTGATGGCACTATCAAACAGATGTCGGCCGCTGAAATTAAAGAGACTTTTGGCCAATGGATGAAAACGAGAGTATCTGTTGCCAACTCTATTGGTAATTACCAACTCAGAAACTCTGGTGCTGGGGCCCCATCCGCCACAGGTACTTGGGCAGCCAAAGGTACAGCAACAGATACTCGGAAAGCATCGAGTGATGTTAACTACTCTGCTGCGTACTCTGCTGCGTACTCTGGTGCGTATACATCGAACTATACTCAAGCCTTTACCGGTGATTTTACTGGTAACTTTACCGGTAACTATACAGGCAACTATACAGGCAACTATGTCGGGAACTATAACAACCCCACTACACGCCCAGGCTTCTATGCCAGATATAGATATTATCAAGTATCGCCAAGTCAGTTTGGGTCATATATTGGCTACTATGCGATCACATACTATGGAAATGCTAACTATGTAGGTACATACTCGGCCGATTATTCCGCTGCCTATTCTGCTGACTATACACAAAACTTTACCCAAGTGTTCACTGGCGACTTTGTTGGTAACTTTACTGGTGCATATACTGGTAACTACACCGGCAACTATGCTGGTGAAACAATTGCCAGTAGTAATGCTACAATTGAAACATACACGTTATATGTAAGAGTATCGTAATTTAAATTATTAAAAACTATGGAGAATGAATGATGACTGAAGCATCTAGAGTGTGGATGGACAATGCATATTGGGAAAACTATCAGCAAGATAAAGTAAAATGTATTTTAATGATAGTTGATGAGAATGGTGTTACAACAAATCAACAACTTACATTAACTAAAACCGCGGTAGATGGATCTGAAAATACTGACTGGCTTGAGTTAATGGATCAAGTAGGCGCTGATAAGATTACTGCTAATACCACAGAGAGAGCAGAACTCAAACAAGATCAGCGAAAAAAAGAAGAGCAAGAAAAGAATGAGAAAGAACGCGCCCAAGCTCTTCACAGATTATTTGAAGCTAAGATCCAAGCATTTGAAATTGATACTATTAAAAACTCTACCAATAGAGTATTAAAGTCAAAGTTACGCAAAGCACAAAACCTTATTGAAGTGAATGTGTACTCAATGATGATTATTATGGAAGATATTAATAATGCAGAATCAGGAACCGACTAAAGGTTTTTTAATTGTAGCGTCTATGGAACGTAACTTCTATCTCTACGCTATTAATCTCATAGAATCAATAAAAGACCACTACCCAGAAGCACAAATTGCTTTTGGGGTGTCTGAATATTTGTGTGATGGTAGAGAATCTATTGCTGATCATATTTTCTATGTCGGTGATACTCAGCGAGAGAAATTAATCGGATTAACAAAAACTCCCTTTGATCTTACATGTTATCTCGATGCTGACTGTGAAGTGCAGCACGAAGATGTGGCTACGGTATTTGATCTACTTGAAGCTAGCGACAGCGATATTTTATTCACGGCGCTGACTAAAGAACGTGAGTATTGCTATAAAGCTCGAACATTCCCTGGGGGAGAACTCGAGCTTTGCGGTGCAAATTTTGTATATGACAACCGTAAGCAAATTGTTAAAGATCTTATGAATGATTGGAAAGATCTATACTGGGCCCAATTTTATGAGAATACTTGGTGGCCCCTAAACGAAGCGGGGAGTCCAGACTTTCAACTATACCCAGAAAGCTATAAACAGTGGGATCAATTTACTTTGTGGTGGTTGGTAAATAAAGTTGACAAATACAAAGAATTGAAGTATGATATTATTGAAGACGATGCCCGATGGAATTGGTATGCTTTATATATTGAGAGCTTGGTGCCCACGAAAGGCCCACCGATCATTACGCACCATTCTTGGGGCATTGATAAGTACAATAAGACATATGGCAATATAGGATAATATTATGGAAATTATGCGCGACGTTGAGATAAACAATCAAGAGTTGCAAGGCTTGCTCGGTGAATGGACAGACTTTGCTTTTGAGGGTAAACCGTACAATGATTTTAATGGCGACCGGTTTCTTAATGTCGGTGCTCCTGGTCATGCACAAGAAGGAAATCGTGAGTTTCATATATCAGATGAATATAGAGATCTAATTATGTCAAAGGGAAGTTCGCATAACGGGTTTCCTGAAACTGGAAAATTCTGGGATATGCGCTCTGGGCATAAACGAATGTCATTGAACCAAAAGGCCGTAGATGGATACAAGCGTCTTGATAACGCTATGCAAACAACACTGGCTACTAAGGGAAACGCTTTAGCCAATACATACCCTCCAGGGGGCTTTATTAGTTGGCATAACAACGCCAATGCACCGTCTTATAATCTAATTATAACGTGGTCAGAGAATGGTGATGGTTATTGGAAACATGTTAATCCCTATACAGGTGAGACAGAAACTGTTCAGGACAAGCCTGGTTGGCAATGTAAGGCCTTTTATTTTGGAGCTTATGCTGACCAACAAGAAGACTTGGTATATCACATGGCTTCGACCGATTGTTGGAGAATGACTCTATCTTATATTTTTGATAGAGTCCACAAACAGTTTTGGGAAGACATCATTGAGGAAATTGAGACTCCATGATTGAATACAAAACGATTGACATCCCAGTTGATGTTTGTGTTACTCACTTTGGTAACAAGTACAGCTCTAAGTACATTG